ATTCAAGCCCGCGCAGGAAATCGTCGTCAGGATCGACTGCGTGATCAGGCTCGACGGCGTTCGGCAGGATTTCGCCCGTGCTGGTGTCGACGTCTTCAGTCGGCGCAGCGCTGGCAACGCCGTCGATCACAAAACCGTTTTCCTGGCTGACGCCGGCCTCGGCGCGTTCGTCCATGGCGACGGCCTGGTTCAGCTCGACGCTGACCGGCAGGTACTTGAACAGCCGGCGGATGACGGTCTTCAGCGCCATTGCAACGTAGTCGGTTTGCCAAGGCCCGTAATTCGCGGCCTTGCTGCGACCCTTGATCGCATCGACTTCGGCGCGGCTCATTACCTCGAATTGCGTTCCTCCGTCCTTGAGCTTTGCCACGGCGTAGACGAAGCGCAGCGCTTCCGGGTTGGTGCGGTTCGGGTTGTTCCAGTCGGGGATATGCTTGAGGTCGGAGTTCAAGCCGAACTGGCACTGGAAGTCGTCGCCTTCATAGACCGCGTGAGCTTCAAGGCTGACGATCTGGCCGGAACGGCGGGCCAGGTCGATCATGCCGCGGTATCCAACGATAAACTGCACTTCGGTAATCCCCTTCTTGCGGTTCTCAAACGGCAGAAGGTAGGCGTGGCCAAGCGCGCCGCCGGGTTCCAGGCCAAGCTGGGCGCACTGGATCACGGCGCCGAACAGGCTGGCCGGGTCGCACTTCATCAGCGCCGGAACCTTGCGGAACTCAGTCATGGCGATGCGCGCCATGCGGTCGGCGGTCATGTGCTTCGGCAGAGCGCGCTGGATCTCGCTCTTGTAGGTTTCAAGGAAGCCATGGATAGTTGTCGGGCGCTGCTGGCTGGCGACGGCGGTCGCTTGGTTGCCTTGGATGGCGTTCTTCACAGCGGCTGTGCGGGATTGGTTGGTCATTTCTCGTCCTTGAGCAAAAAGCGACGGCTGCCGGCCGTCTCGGTGGTGAAAAGTTCGATGACGTTGGCCGGCGCGGCGATGGCGTTGGCGACGGCTTTCCAGTCGGTGCGGCGCGACGGCTTGGCGCTCTTCCAGGTGGCCAGCGTCTGGCCCTGATAGGTCAGCGCCTCGGCATCGCCAAGCGCAGCCTTCAGAGCCACAGCAGCGGCCTCGGCGGCGTCTTCGTATGCCTTGGCCTGCTCCTTGGCCGTGCGCAGCACGGAAAGCGTTTGAAGGATCTCGTCGGTTGCCTCGACGGTCTTGGCCGGCGTGCTGGCCGGGTACAGCAGGCGAACGTCGGCGTCGCTGACCGGCTCCGGCGGAACGTCGGCGACAACGTGGCGCTGCCACCATTCCGTCGCCTTGGCGATGATCATCTGTTCGAGGTCTTCGTCACGCCACAGGTGATAGACCCGAAAGTCCTGATTGCCGAACAGCACGGCCAGGTCGGCGTAGTGGCAGCCGGCCAGAATCCGGTAGGTGGCGACCTGCACCAGATAGGCCATCGGAACCTGATCCGTGCCGGCCTCGCCCCACTCGTTCGCGTTCATTGCTGCGAATGCGCTGGCGGTCTTGCACTCCAGCAGGCAATCGGTGCGGATTTCGCTCTTGTGGCTGGCAACCTTGGCGCCGTCCGGAATGACGAGGCGGTCGACGTGGCCGATCAGCGGGGCGGTCGGGTGGCGCAGCATCGGGTTGAAGCGCTGCACGCGCTTGCCGGTGGCGGCCGTGTATTCCTGGGCGACGAATTCCTCGGCGTAGGTGCCAAAGCGCATCTGCAGGCTTGATTCTTGTGGTGCGACGCGGCCCGTCTTCTCGGCCCAAACATCGACCGGCGTGCGGAACTTGGACAGCCCGAGGATGGCGCCGATGTCAGAGCCGCCAAGGCCCGTCAGGCGTTCGGCGTGGAATGCCGCGAGTTTGTCGGGTGCGTTCATGCTGCCTTCCTTGCCGAAACGGCGATGAATTCCGGGTTCTTGCGGGCCGCGTCTTTCTTGGCTTCGTCGGCGTTGTGCGCCTTGACGTAGGCAATACGGCGCCGGGCGTTTTGTGCGGCGTTCAAGGTCCGCTTGCGGTGCAGCATCACCTCGAAGTCATAGAGCGGCGCCTTGACCATGTTGTGCAGGTTCAGCATTCGTCGTGCTCCCGGCAGAGGCGGCAGCCGGCGTCATAGCAGTTCCGGCAACTTGCGTCGTCGATCTGGCGCTCTGCTTCCTGCGTTGCATGCCGCGCCCAATAGCCGTCGATCATCCCGGCGACCAGGCGCCCGATCATTTCGTAATGGCTGCCTTTCTCCATGGCGCAGCGCTTGTGGCTGATGTGGCCAAGGTGAATCGCAATGGCGTCGGCGACCGGCTCGGAGGTTTCCTGCATCGCTTCCATCACGTTGTCGGTGCGAGTGGTGCTGTAGTCGGTCAGCAGCAGTTGCGCGGCGCGGTCTTCGATGGCGGTCAGCCGGCGCTCTTCCTGATCGACGGTGCGCAGGTAGCGATTCAGCGCAGCGGTGTTGGCGCAGAGTTCCATGGTCAGGCCTCCATCGGCTGCAGGCCGTTACCGCGCTGCAGCTTGCGGATCTCGGCATCGACTTCGATCAATGCGGCCTCGGTGCGGGCGTGCGCCATCATCACTTTTGTCCGGTATTCGCGTTCCAGCGGCAGCGCCAGTACTTTCATCTGGCCGTCGATGGTTGCCAGCAGGGACAGGCGTTGCGCGGTGAGAAGAATCAGCTTGAGCATGGTCAGCCTCCTTGGTTGTCGGTGCCGGTCTCTCCCGGCAGTCAGGCTCTCAACACCTTGCAGCCGTCTTGTCAGGCCGGCGCCCTGCTGTCCGCTTGTGGGCCGGACCCCCTTGCCACCGGGTTTCGGTTGGCATGGGTGAATCTTAGCTGGCTAAGTAAGTGACGTCAACAGAAATTTAGCCGACTAAGTTAAGTCGTCGAAAAAAAACCGCCTGGAGGCGGTTTGTTAGAACTTTACGGTTAAGCCGTCAGAACCCAGTTCTAGCGAATATGCTTTGCAGCTCAGATACACTAACGACCATGGCAATGTCGTCGGATGTGCCGAGCGTCCCGTCCGGGCCTGCAGATGTCATTGTGAATCCAACGCCAGGCGCGGTTCCGGCGGCAATGATGTCAGTGGTTCTCTGGTAGCTTATGGCATTGCCCCATGGGTCATTTGGGACGCTGGCTAGGGAAAACGGAAGCTGGAATGTTGCGGCGCCAGGCGGGGCCGCTGATCTTCCGTTTATTGCTGCTGCTTCAACCATTCCGCGCATAGCGACAAATGTCGAGTTTAGGGCTGCCCGAGCGTCGCTGATGGCCCCGCGCTGAGCCAGTGGCGACAGCAGATCAATGGGGCTTATTGCCATTAGGACATCATCAAAAGCGTTTGCTCCACTGTCTGAAAAATCGCGCTTGACGAACTGGGCGTCATTATCAGTGTTGGCTAGTTCGTCTGGCCCAGCTCCAATGGTCGGCACTCGATTCCCGCTCGGCAAATGCGCTCCGAAACTGTTGCGGCCATGCGACACGATCATGACCACTGCCGCGCACGGATTGTTGGTAAGCCCATTGCTGCAATCATTGATCTGGTTCCCGGCCGGCGCGGCGCCCATGGAAACCGGGCTTGCCGAATGCAGGCTGATAGCACCGCGCATGCCGGCGACGGTCTGCGCATTGAGGTTTGTCGCAGCCTGCACCACTTGGTACGTGAAGCGCGCGAAGAATCCATCTGTCGCCATTTCTTCTGGAAGCCCTATCGACATCCACGGCACGATGCCGGTTACTACCGACCCGGATGATGCAATGCCGGCGCAGGCTCCCGGAGTTGCTGCCTCGGCGCCGTAAAGCGCGTCGCCAGCAGCTAGCGCCGGGTTTGCCGGGCATGGCAGTCGGTTGTTCCGTGCAATGAAGGAAATTAGCGCCTGCTTGATGGCTTCTTGCTTAATCCTGGTCTCCGCATAGCGGCTGTTGGTCATCTGCGCCAAAAGAACATTCAAGCCCATGCCGACCATCAGGGATACGATGACCATCACGATCGACAGTTCGACTAGCGTAAAGCCGCGATGCCTTTGGTTCATCGTGAATTGTCACCGGAAAACAATGGTCGCCTGCCGAACAACGCCAATGATACGAGCCTCGCCAAGCGGCTTGATTGGATACCGTGGATTCACCGGCTTCAAATACCAGTCTCCTCCGTCCCGGATTAGCTGTTTAAAGGTGGCCTCGTCGCCGTTTTTAGCGATCACAAAGTTGCCAGGCTCGGCCGCCATGTCAGGCTCAACGATAATGACCATGCCAGCGGGAAATTGTGGCTCCATGGAGTCGCCGACTACGCGCAGCGCAAACGTATGGCGATTCACTGGGCATGTGACATCAATCCAGTCCTCGCCGTCGCCTGGGTGGAAGTTGTCAACGACCTCAACAAAATCACCAGCCTGTACAAAGCTAATCAACGGAACGCGACCCCGCAGGCCAGGTGCCTGCTCAAAGTTTAGACGTTCAAATTCTGCGCCAGTTGATGCTAGTTTTGTATCTGACGAAAGTGATAGGCGCTTCCGGTGCGGCAGTCCGTAATTCACCCAGTCAGGGTTAAACCCTAGATTGGCAAGAGCCGATAGGCCTTTCGGGCCGAGCTTGGCGACCGATAGAGGGTCGGCAATTTGGCTAATTCTTCCGCTCGACAGCCCAAGCAGCGACTGAAAAAACGTGTTGGCGACTGGAGGATGTTCGCCAAGGTCTTCGGCGATTTCAAGTAAGCGTAGATAGACGGGGTTCATGTTAGCAGCCTAAGCAAAAAAAGATTTAGCTGGCTTGATTCTGAAACCTTAGTCGGCTAAGATTCGGCCATCGAATAGACAGGGGCCCGACATGGACGCCAACGAAATCATTGATGCAATCGGCGGAACCTGCGCGGTAGCAGAGCTTTGCAACGTCACGACTGGAGCGGTTTCGCAGTGGCGCACCTCCGGAATTCCGGCTGCCCGCCTGATGTACCTCAAGGTTGTTCGGCCTGAAGCGTTCAAAGAGTCCGGCAAATCGGATCGGCGCGAGACAAAAGCCGCCGCTTAAGCCATGGCCGACAAGCGCGAAAACTCCACCCATGTCCGCCTCAACGACGAGGCCGACGCCATGCTCGAACTGCTGGCCGAAGCCCAGCGCGTCGAGAAATCCAAACTGGCGGCAGACCTGCTGCATCGCGCACTCCTAGGCGAAGGTCATGCCCTCAAAGTAGCCGCCCAGCGCCTCGCGCGCCTGGGAATCGCCGGGACAGAAAGGGAATGAGCATGATCAGCCATGCCGATCCGCGGGCTATTCATC